AATGTTGATTTGATCTTTTTCGTAAGAAACTTCGCCAGGATATGTGTCATTCAAGTATGTATACAGGTAGCTTTCCATCCCGTAAATGTCCATACTTGACACTTCACCGTAAGTTTTAATAAATTCTTTTGCTTCAGTTATATTACCAAATTGAATTTTATCAGCACCCTTGCCCGCCAAGGTTCTGTATTCAGGTTTTTGCTTTTTTGAAGTTATGAAAAGATACGGTGAATACTCAATTTTATTTTTGAAACGAGTTCCGTTGTTTACACCGCGAACGTAAATATGATTACCTAGATTAAATGCACTTGTATAAAAATTCATAGCACCCCCATATGCGAGTTTAATTCATAGTATAACCTAGAACATAAAATTAGTCAAGTGCTATTTTATTGTTATTAAACTCCTGGACGCTTAAATGGGTTATAATCTGCATCAGGATACCATACACCTTTGAATAGCCGATTTTGATCTGCAACAGCGACACGCTGCACGTGATCTAGATCTCTGAAGCTGTGATGCATTTGAGGAGTTCCCCAGTCGCCACCCCAAACTAAGTCGTGTGAATCTGCAAGCACACCTAACAAAGAGTAATCGCCTTTGTATGTTGGTTGGCCATGATCTAAAAATACAATATCAGCTGCTAGTCCATAATGATGTACGCCAACATCTTTTAGTTGAGTTAGCTTTTGATCAAACAACTTTTGTTGACGTTCAGGACTTCTATAGGTCTCTACTACTTTCATAGGACGACCCTTAAGCGCAGCATCAGCTAATATTTGGGTAATCTTCATTCTGAATGTCGGTTCTAATAAATCCATACTGTCTACAATATTAGTAGAACGGAACAATGGACTTTGCTGAATAACTTCTGTATAAAAACTCATATTTAACTCTTATAAGTTGCGTTTTCTATAGCTTTACGAACATTTGTTAATTTATTAGAAATATGATTTTTTTCTGCAGTAGTTTGTGAATTAGATAAATTTTTTGCATGTTCTAAAGCATCGTCTTTATTATACAATACTTCATGTTTAGCATTTTCATTATGCCAAAACGATTCTTTCATTAAAAATGTTTTAAAAGTTTTCATGAGTTTCCTATAAAAAAAGAGGGAGAGTTTTCTCTCCCTCAATATTTATAGTTTCAGATCTTCCGCCAGAAACTCAGGCGGTTTAGTAACATCATGATGATCGTCGATTTTAATTTTTTTAGGCTTTTTATTTTCGGGTATGACATGCTCAAGATAAATTTTTAACATACCATTAATCAGTTTTGCGTTTCTGATTTCTACATTATCAGCTAGGGTGAATTGGCGAGTGAATACTCGGTCAGCGATCCCTTTATGGATAAATGTTTTTTCAACACCATCCTCAAGCACTTTGTCCATAGACTCGTATTTGCCTTTGACTTTAAGAATATTGTCGGCAAGTTCGAGTTCGATATCTTTTTTACCAAAGCCAGCAACAGCTAGCTCGATTAGATATCGGCTTTCATCCAGTTTACTGATATTGTAAGGGGGATAGCCTGTAGCCTGATTTGCTACTGTAGCTTGAGCTGCTTCTAAACGACGAAAGGTCTCGTCAAAGCCAATAAAGAAAGGATGAGTATTAGTTAGTAGCATATTTGCCTCCTGTTAAGCAAGGGTTAAATTGATCAAGCCCCGAAGCAACTTGATCAAATATATTTAAGGTTTCTTTTTTGTCTTTAAAGGGGGTGTCTTAATTTTTTTCCACCGACTACCCAATAAAAATTTAGTTTTAATTCTAAAAAACCAAGGTATTTCTTTTCTATACTCAACAACTATTTCATCATTACCTAAAACATGCCAAACCCATTTTACTGGAGGTCGGCGAGACCTTATTTGATCTTCATACCAAATTGGGTCCCAAGCTTCCATCATATAACTCCATAAACATCTTCATGTCTATACTTTTTGGTTTGTCTGTTAAAACCTACTACTGCGCTATTTAGATGCTCATAGTTACCAAATTTTCTAAGATAACGTAAAATTCGGTCAGTACCATTTTCAGCTGCTATTACTGGCGTAAACCTTTCAAGTGTTTTTCTAGCACCCTTCAACACTTTATGTTCATAACCTTCAACATCTAGTTGTATAAAGCTACAACAATCGAGTTCTAAATCATCAATCGTAAGTGTAGGAACCATATAAGAACCATCTGGCGAAACTTTAACCATTCCTACATTTTCTGTTATAGAACGATCAATTTTAACCATGCCTCTCTTATCACTAAGTGCAGCTTGATACTTGTAGATCTTATCTAACTGACAGTTGGCTACTAAGCAATTGAAGTTTAGTGGATCAGGCTCAAATGTGTAAACCCGCTCAAAATAGTTTGATAGTAACCTTGGGTACATGCCACAATTACCACCTGCTTGTACAACTACCTTTAATTCTTTCACATAAGCTGACCACATATCTCTTAAATGTGGCCAATCATTTTTACATAAGGTGAAAGCAGTTTGATCTGTCTTTGGCCAGATCCAAGGTGTTACGCCATCAATTTGTTCTTCATACAACACGCAATCATTAATGTAATTCATAATGTATCCTTATTATTTTTTCCCGATATTGTATTTTGCAACTAGCTCCCATTCGTTCTTTTCTTTGTATGAAAGAACTTTGATTTGAGAAAGAGGCGTAGTGGGTTCTTCTGTTTTTCTAGGGTCTGCAATATCAATTAGACCCCATTCTGAAAGTAAATTGATGATAGTATTACGGCGACCTTCATCAGTTTCAGAAAAATCAGTAGGCTTACCGTCAAGAGCAAAAAGCTCTTTGAAGTGTACAATATAATACTTCTTTTGCTTATGAAGTATATGGCATGATTGATAAAGGATTTTATCCTTACGTGAAGCAATACCGATTCTGGTTAAGGTTTCTTTAACCTTTAAGAAGTCATCAGGTTCTTTGATGTATACTTCAACTAACTCATCTACGGACAGTTTCATTTTTTAATCCACCTTTACTAATTCTTCTTCTTAATTCTTTTATTTGTTCGGCAGATAACAATGATAGTGCGACTTCAGCCTTCCTTTGAGAATACCCGTAGACTTGTTTCACCAATTCTATGTCACCACGTTTTTCTTTTTTAGCCCATTTAGCAAAACGCTTTTTAGGACTGACAGTATTTATAAGAAAGTCATATTGCAACTTCTTATCGGAATGATACATAGAATTTACATAGTTGGCTAATGATATAGTATCGGCATGATACGAAAATGCCTTATTCACCAACCAAGGATTATATTCTTTCTCAATAGTTTCAAAGTTTTCTTCGTTTGTAAACAAAGTCTTATTATCATTGATGCTGTTCACATAATCCCAAGGGTCGTGCAGTGCTTTGATTTTAAAATTTTCTTCTTCTGTTTCAATTTCCTCTTCGGGCTTAGACATCACTTCCCAAATATTTGTCATCGGAAATTACAATCTGACATAAGGTTGGTCAAACAAGCTACAGTGTTGATTTCTTGATCCGCAACAAAGGCAGCTTTGTACTGATAATCAGCGATGATTAGAATTAGAGAAGGTATAGAATTGTCTGTGACGAGGTCAGACACGTTGTCATAAAGCTGACGGAATAGTGTTGTAGAATCAATATCACTGTTTTCGCCAACCCACTTTCTTACAGCCCCAAAGTTCTTTGCCTTTAGTGCAGAAACCAATGGAGCAAAAGTATCGCCAGACACACCGCCAAAAATGTTGGAAGTGATGTTACCAGTCGCAGAATGTCTTTGTAGTTCATTGAGTACTCGCCTCCAATCAGGGAAATATCTACTAACGAGTTCAGCAACAATTTCCTTTTCAAAAGAAATATTTTCTTGTTGAAGAATATTAACAGCTCGTTTCATGAATTGAAGAGCAAGAACAGGCTTATCTTTCTTTGAAATCTTGAACTCAACTACTGAGCATCGTGAATGCAAAGGTGCGATAAGCCTGTTCTTGAAGTTGCAGGTTAGAATGAACCCGCAGTTACGACTAAACTCTTCCATAAAATTACGAAGAGATGGCTGAGTGCTCTGAGCATTCAGATAGTCAGCCTCGTCTAGGATTACATACTTTCTACCTCCCTTAAAGGAAACACTTGAAGCAAACTGCATGATCTCTCCACGCAGAGTGTCAATGTTACCATTAAGAGAACCGTTGATAACAATATAGTCACAGTCAAGTTGCTCTAACATAGCACGAGCAACTGTAGTCTTACCAACCCCTGGTCCACCAGTTAGTAGAAGATTAGGAATATTTTTCTGATCAACAAACTGTTGGAATACAGATTTAAGGTTTTCAGGTAAGATACAATCTTCAATACACTTTGGTCGATACTTTTCAACCCATAGGAAATCGTCAAGCATTTTTCACCTCTTTCATAATAAAATAATAAAATGCCGTTCGCGAGAAAGGATGTCACACTATCCTCCAACGGCTCTGGCGACCCAGCATCAGTATCAGTTGAAGCTAGAAGAAGCCTCGTTGGCAACCATGTAAACTAGTGTGCCATATTCAAATCGTGAAATGCCCTTAGAGGTAATGGACAAATCATAGTCATTAGGTAGCATCTTAAGATTTTCACTCTTAAATACTACATTAAAGGTTTGATCAGTTTCTCCAACATCAATACTGAAGGAATCAGCTGTTGGGTTCTTTGTATCAATAGCCTTTAGGCGAATAGTGCTACCATCACCAGCTACTGCCACTTCTGGTAGCTGTAGAACGTGACCTGCACGCTGAACCTTTAGAAGGTCTGCCGACTTTAGGTTAAACATAACCTCGGGAACTGGTAGTGTTAGTTCCTTATCAGGCGGAGTAGCAAACGTTGATGCATCAGCATAAACATATACTAGCTTTTGACCATCAGCTACAATCGTTGCCGAGTTTTCACCAAGTACAATTTCTGGAGCGTTAAAGAGAGAAAGTACGCCTAGAAATCTTGAAAGGTCATAGATTGCAAAGTCACGTTCAATATTCTCATCAATTTGTTCCTTAGCAAGGATAGTCTTTTGTTGAGAAATACTGCGAACAATATTGCCCTTACGGAATAGCATGCTAGAATTAATTGTTGAGAAATTCTTTAGTACAGATAGAGTCTTTTCACTGAAAATCATAATATAATTTCTCCTTATGCCTTTTTGCCGAGCTTAGATGGGTCAGCTGTTGCAGCGGCACCAACAGCAGCTAGGTCTGCTAGTGAACCACCAAATACGTAAGTACCAACATGCTGTAGTTGGATCCATGGGCATAGCCAAACCTTTAGACCAACATTACGCGCCCACTGACAGAACATGTAATCTTCTGAAAGATAACGGTTAGAATACTCATGACCAAAGGCACTGTGCTTTGTGTCATCAATAAATGCGATAGTTTCTTCAGCAGTTGCTTCTGGGTTTTGACGATAGAACTCACGAATTTCATTACCGATTTGTGCGTGCTTGTTATCAATGAGTGCATCAAAGTAAGCCATGATTTCGCGAGAGCCATCGAAAGCAGCAGTACGAACATGGTCAGGACGATACATTAGAGCTGGATACTTGTCGCCCATCTTTTCAAGAGCTGAACGGCGGATCATCATGAAGCCAGTGCCTGCTTCGAGTACTTCGGCTGGTTCTGAAATACGAATTTCACCAGTGCCGTTAGCAGGATTGAATACATAGTCACCAACGAAACGCTCAAGGTTGTTAACGTTTTCGTCAGCAAACCCCTTGTCTACTGCGGTCTTAACCTTTTCCCAGGAGATACACTTCTTAGGATAAGGACCACAAAGGATGTCGTATTCACTTTCATCAGACTGAATAGCCATCATAGTTAGAACGTCTTGAGCATTGAACCCAATATCAGAGTCAATGAAAAACAGGTGAGTGCAGTCAGAGCGTAGGAACTCATCCACACAATAGTTACGAGCGCGAGTGATTAGTGACTCGTTGAATAGGTAGTAATACTTGACCTCAATACCATAATGAACAGCTAGTGCTGAGAGGTCATTTGTGCTTCGAGTAAACATACCCGCACACATACCGCCATACATCGGGGTGGCAACAAAAAGCTTGCGCTTCCTTAGTTCTTCTACTGAAATCTTAACTTCCATGCTTTAGTTCTCCTGATCATGCACGTAGAGTTGAATAATTGCGTAATGGATTACCTTAAGAAGATCTTTTCTCCAATCTTCAGGGGAACCCTTTCGCCCATAACGTTGAGCATACTTTAATACATTACCAATACAAAAGCCTGTACCATGACCAGCGTCAATGATAAATTCTGTTGCTTGAAACTGATTTTGAGAATAATGCTGCCCGTAGGTAGCATCAATGTAGTTCTTTAGTTCTTCGAGGATATTGTCCTCGTTGTATTTATAGTCAAAGTCTGAGGTGGATGATGTAATATCTAAT